CATTCCCGCCGTAGTAGTTCCAGTGGCCGCGATATTAATATCATCCACGCGCGAACCATTAACTGCCCCGGTGATCAGATCAGAGATAACCCCAGAGCCATCACGATTAGTATTGGCGGTAGAAATAGTAACACACGCGTTAGCAGGAGTTGCAGCATAAGCAGGAGAAGCGGACATTTAAATTACCCCCAATACTTGTTGACGAAGAAGATCGAGTTCTGAGAACGCAATCTGAGTTGAAAGAGAACCAGTTAATACAAAAGCAGAAGAAGCAGTATCATATACCGCATCATAGAAAGCATTTTTTATAATATCACCAGCTGCGACTTCTGATACTCCGCCGCCCGGAAGTCGTTTATATAAGGGATGTGTAGTTTGTCCGTTAAGACAGATTGTAACAGGGCCAGTATTATCACCAAGCGTATTCTTAAATGTGATACGGAAATAGTTAGCATACGGTTCCGCCACCGCAGGAGATAGATTCATCAAAATCGAATTAACTGTCGATCCTGCAACTAATGGAGAGTATGTATATAACTGAGTCTGAATACCTAATTTCGACGCTAAAGTTGTAGCAATACTAGAATAGTACTGCGCTGCATCTGCGGCAGCTTGAGCATCTGCTAATTGCTGAGCAACTGTATTACTGGATACAGTAAGAATGAATGCAAAACGATCATCTGCAATTGGAAGAGGGTGAGTTAGAGTAACTGTAGTGGAAGAAGATTCCACATAATCCGTACCCAAAACCAGAAGATCTCCATTCTTATAGACTCTAAGAGTATTAGAGCCGATGGAATAAATGATTCCCGCGAGAGTAAATAGAGATTGTCCAACACTACCATTTTGGTATTCTTGCAGTGTGATAGTATCTTTATCTACATCGGCAAGAACAGTAGCACCTTTAGTCCAAATCGAGGCTACCATATTAATAACCCTCAGCTTGAATATTAGAAATTTTTACTTCGGCAAGTTGTTCATTAACCATATCTCTGTACATCTTAGCCTGTTCATCAAAACCAATCATTTTAAAAATTGTGGCACAGGCATCAAAGATAATGGCGTACGGATGCTCATTAGCAATCCAAGAATTGTAAGTAGCATCGACAATTGAAGGATGTACATAGCAGCCAAGAAAGATGTACTGAAATTTAGTGTCCGCGCGAATCTGAATTACTTGACCTGCTACATACGCAATGTTAGTCTTATTGACACCGTAGTTATCAATAGTTTCATGCGGAGTGCAGATATCGAGTAATGGGCCAGTATCAATACCAGTCGAGTCAGTTAAACGAATGTAACTCAATGCACGGTATAGAGGTACAATTGCCCTGTATTCTAATGCTTGAATATATGCATCAGAGGGGAATTCAACAGGAATCTCAAGAATATCTTTGTAATAAAAATCGGATTGATGTGCTTTTAAGGTGGCAGCCTTAACTGCCGCCGTAGTCTCCGCAACTAGATCAGGTCGATTAGTTATGGTATATACTTCATTTACGAGGTCAGCTAAGGTTGCCATGATTTATTACTTTCCAGAATCAGACTTCTGAATATTAACTTTAACACCAGCGGTAGTTTTGATTCCAGTAGAACCATCAGCGGACGGAGCCATAACTGCTGGCATACTGTAGTTACCGAAATCACGACCTTCTTTCTCTTTCTGTTCAGCGATGAAGTCAGCCACAGCTTTTTGCTTAATGGCTTCGATCGGATCAATAGCATCGGTATCCACTTCCAGTTTCTTAGGATTACGAAACAGATTGGAATGCTTACGATCAACTTCAGCTTGCAGTTCGCTGATTTGATACTCTTCATCAGTATGGAATTCACCAGCAACGAATTCAGCAACTACACCATTGGCAAAGACAAATCGGCATGATGGAAGAGTACTACAAAATACTTGTTTAATTGCCATTTAATTTCTCCTGAGTTGTTTGGTAATACGGCGGTTTGAGTTTAATTTGGTCAAACCTGCTGAAACACCAAAAGACATTAACCTTGGGCAGCTGCGGTGAAGCCGCGAATAACAGCATTTGCCGGCGGATTCTTAACGACACAAGTCATTTCAGTCGTAAGAGTACCACCATCAGCGTCCATACCGTTATCAGCAAGATCGTTATTAGTACCGTATTCCTTATTCTGAGTCTTGCGATCACCCAGATAAGCGAGGCTGAAAGTAGAAAGATCAATCGCAAGAGCCATCTTAGACCAAGACGTATTGCTGTTAAACAGCGGATGCTCAATAACACGGAAAGTACCGCGAGCAGTCTTAAACGTAGAGAATTGCAGACCCCAAGAAGTCTGACCATCTACCATCATGTAAGTAGCATTCAAACGACCGATATTGTTAAGAACTCGTTTAGCACCTCCCCCTACAAACAACACACGCTCATTAGCAACTTTTGGATCTGTAGCTTGGTTAAATACAGGATCAAGCATAGCCTCCAATTGGGTGTAGTTAGTAGTACCGCCAGCAGTATTAACATTAGCGGCAGAGTAGTAACTCGGATAATATCCCAAATTACCAATAATGCTAATCAAACCATCCATGGTTCTAAAAGGTTGACCGTTACGAGTTCCTTGCGATTTCTGCCCAAAGATAATTCCTTTTTCAATATCTGCAGCATGAAAAGCTGCACAATCTTGACGAGACTCGGCGACATTAGTTTCTCCTGCAATCATCATAGTTGCACGAACAGAATCACTGACCGCCCAAGTATTACGGAAGATCTGTGTATAGTTAGTGATACGAACAGGATTAATAATCAAACTATTTGGACGTAGTGAACTCTCTTCATATGCGTTACCTACTTGGAACAATTTAACAGAGGCACCAATTGCCTGAGCAGAGACGCTACCAACTGCACGAGAAACAGAAACTTGCGTAGATGAAAGAATAGCGTTAATAATAACGTTTTCTCCAGTAGTATCTACACGATGAATCTGACCAGGAAGCAGGTTGATAGTACTACTAACAGTAAAAACAGTATCAGATGCAGTTTGCCCTGCTGCAGAAACAGTCATTTGCGGAAAGAGCATAGTTTTAGTAAAGAACCCATGCTCAATTTGTACCGCAGTATCAGCTCGCAACATAGACGAAATACCAAAAAGAGGCGCAGTGCCATTTGGCATTAGCCGAGTAATCATTCCCGCAAATGACTTTTTAGCAATGTCTTGCGTAAGTTGGTTAGTGGTAAAAATACCCGTACTCATTGTATTTATTCCTTATAAAATTACATAAAAAATTATTAAATTTTACAACAAGCCTTGACCAATACCTTCAATCGTCATAGTCGGCGAGAAGGTGAGGGAATTGAGGCTGAGGGTAGCCGTTGCATTGTTGTTAAGAGTTACGCCAATACCAGGTTGAATACTAATAATCACAGAATTGGCTGCAATATTAGTACCAGTAACTGCCATACCCACCGTAAGCTGGTTGGTTTGCGCTTGAGTAAGACCAGTAATAACTGCGCTAGCGTTAGTTTGGTTAGCAACAAATGTCTGTTGCGGAGTGCCATTAGTAACAGTCAGTAGATAATCTTTAACTGACGATGCGTTAACGTTACCGTTAGCAACAATCGTTACACCAGTACCAGCTGCAAGAGTCATTGCAAATGCAACAGTATTGATATACCGCAAACGCCATGTGGTTCCTGGCTGTACTCCAGCATTACCTCCTTGGCCACCAATAAGTGAGCCACTTCCAATAAATTGACCAGCCAACATTTGATTAATAATATTAGAAGCAGAGTCAGTAGTATCTATAAAACCCGCCACTGGACCGGTACGCTTAAGAATACCAGCAACAAGTTGCGGGGCAGTCAAAGTAGAAGCGCCAACAGTACTATTAGTATTATAATACTCGGCGCCCCCAAGAACATCACCTTGTTGCAGAATGCGAGTACCCTGCGACAGCGGATCGAACAAAAGAGGCTTCAAAACACTCATGTTAATTCTCCAATTAGTTAATTAAAAAATTTTCCCAATCAATCTCATCTGACTTAGATTGAGTTGAAGTTGCTATAGGTTGTTGAGCAAATGCTGCGCCAAGAGTATTAAAATACTGTCTAGTAAGATCTTGTAGCTCTTGCACAGTAGCATTTGGATTCTTGAGACGCAAATTCTCTTGAATCATACTAACAACAGGTTGCGCTGCAGGGTGAGCAAAGGCGGGATTTTCGTTACGCAGTGACTCGGTGAGATTCTGAGCTTTAATCAGCGAAGGAATCTCAGCAGTGAAATTTTCACGAGCTTTACCAAGAGCTTTTTCAATAAGCTGGGTAGAAGCAATAGCAGATTGTGCATAAACCTGCTGCGCAACTTTGTTGAGAGCTTCTGCAAATGCGGTTGCTGCTGCTTCACCCCCGCCTTGAATAGCTTGCAAAGATTCAGGAGTGACTACTTGGGCAAAATTAACTTTGCCCGCAGCTTCCATCATTTTCTGAGGATCAATATTGAAGATGGGAGTATTACTGTTCTGCGGATTGGCATTAGGATCAATTTTAAACAAATCATTAAATTTATCTAGTGGGGTTTGTAAAGTTGCAGGATCAGCAGAAGCATTTGCAGGAACTGTACCATTTGGATCAGTTCTAGAACTTACAGCGGTAACAGGCGTATTTTGTGGCGGAATATTCCCTGGCTGACCAGTACCAGGAAACTGATTAGTATTTTGCGCAGAAACTTGTGCTTGTACTTGTGGAGCAGAACGGAACATATCCATGATACCCATGATAATTACCTCTTAAAATTAAGAATTGTGAGAGTTGTTTGCAGCATCTGCTGCTAATTGTTGCATTATACGAGTTGATTCTTCGTGCATATCTAAAAGATACTGAATAAACTGCTTCTGGCCTTTTAGGTATGCATCGTCTTGCACAAATTTAAGACTGTGCTCTGGATCAAATTCTAAGTTCAGAATGCTATCACAAATTTCTGCAAGTTTATTTTGCAATACTGCTAGATTAGTTTGATTAAAAATATATCCTGTAAGTTCCTCCTGCTCAGTAAGCTTATAACGATTAAAAACATGTGGAATAAGAATAGCCATTTAATTCTCCTAAGCTCTATTATCTGTTATGTTATTGGTGATATTATTAGTAGCAACTGTGGTGCGATAATTAGGCGCAGGAGCTTGTGCTTGAGGTCCTCCTTGTTGTTGTGGATTATATCCGTAATCTTGAGGTTTAGGCTGAAGCGGAAGTTTTGTCTGATCTGCGCCCTGTTTAATCGCCTCAAGAACTACTTGCTGCCAACTAGCTACAGCTTGTTCATAAGTTCTTTGTTCTGGTGATTTCTCAAAAGGTCTAAGATCCGCACGCTGAGTTTTCATAAGGTATGAGAACATAGGTGCAATATTATATTCTTGAGAAATTTGTGGGGATGATCCGATTACCTGCATCGCAGTTGTCCAAGCGTCCCCAGAAATAAGCTTCTCAGTAGGAGTAAGTCCATCAGTAACCTTAAATTGCATTACTGCTTGACGAAGTTTTATTGGATCAATTTTAACATTACGTTGTTTATCTCTGTTGAATAATGAAACTCCTCCTTGATACTGCAGTGTATCTAGTTTAAGCACTTCTTTTATTGGTGTGAACCACTGTGCTTCTAGCAACATTGCCTGTACTTGAGCTGGTCCATTTGCGTGCGCCATAACATCAGCATACTCGTGAAGAGTTTTATTGCCTTTCACAAATTGTCCTTGTCGCGCCTGATTCTGAAAAGTAATAGTGTTTGCAAATCCAGTTAACATTTGAATTTCTTGCATTACCTGCCCAGCGGTATCATCTCTAAATGGAATTTGATGATAAGCTTCTGCTACATTTTTTCCATATGCAGATGGTCTAACTGGAATTTTAGCTGAGGGGTTTGCACTATTAATATGAGACTCAGAAATGCGAGATGGATCATAGATGCCTCTATCAGAAATAGCTCTACGACGAGATGCAATCATAGAATTCATCATTGCGGTAGTTACATCTTGAATAGGTTCAATATTTTTAGCAAATCCTTTAGTCTGATAAGATAACCCATCTTCAAGGGGCTGTGCAAAAAATAAAGGTAAGTAATTATGAGCATTAGTAAGGCGCTCACAATATACAATTACCTGATGATTTACAATAATAAATTTCCAAATTTGGGGAGTATTAGCTGAAGGTACTTTAAGTCCAAAATCTGAAGGAATAATTCGCCCATAAAGAGTTGTAACCTCATACATGTTTTTATACATGATAGAGGTTTGAGTTCCTGCAATCTGTGCCCACGCCATCCAGTCCATAGATGTGCGAGGGTTCTTATTAATTAACGCTTCAGGATTAATTTGAGGAATATAATATGACTCAATTCCTCCAGAAGCAAATCCACCAAGACTAGATCCAAGACCTGATTCAAAAGCCTCAGTAACATTCATACGAGAAGGAAGTCTCTGCAGGAACATTTTAAGTTCCATGCGAGACATAATTTTAGTGTATCCTCCGAATTCCCCTCGCTTGTGATGTTCTGTAATAGGCACTCGTGAGTCAAAGAATGTATTGTAAGGATCACATCTATGAATGCAAGATCCTTCCCAAATAACTTCTTTAGGTTTGGCCCGTATTGTTGAAAACTCTAAATCAGTTTCTAGAACAGCTGTTACTTCTTGTTCCCAACTTACTTCCATACATGCCAGATTGTATTTGAATGCATCAGTGAGCCCAAGAAGAAACTCTCGCACCCAGCCTCCTCTAGTAGCTGCATTATCAATTACAGTTTCAAGCTGTAGTGCTTCATCTTCATTTTGAGGATCAGATACTACACCAAAAATAGGTGTACCAGTAAGAAATACAGATGCTTGATAAGTAACTGCTGAAGTTACTTGGGGCATAATAATTGGTACAGTTATATTCTGAAACCTATTTGAATCACCGTATTTATTAGAAAGTTTTGCTCGTTGCTGCTCTGTAGTCCAGTCGTTTTCCCGAATATATTTAAGATCTATCTGTCTCATCTGCTCACGAATATTCCACTGCTGATTCAGTTGGGTGTAAGCTTGACGATGAAATGCAAGAATGCCTTCCTGAGATCTTCTAGGCAGAATCAAATTAGAAGTTGCTGGTTGTACCATCTCAAATTCCTTTTTTCTTAAAAGGGTGAATTAAATTCTGGAACCTTTACTGCCTCCAAATCTTGAAATGCTAGCAGATTTGTAGTAACTATGTATTCTCCATATAACTCCATTACTTTAGGAGCATAAGTGAGAAGGTCTAATATACCATCTATGTTATCTCTCTTCATTGGATTGAATTGCGTAATCTGTAAGTGCACAGCCGCTCTACAATCCTGAGATACAAATATTTCACCCTTAGCATACCCTTTAAGCATTGAAAGAATTCGTGAAGCTTTATTAACTGACCCTGAATAAACATCTACAAATTCAATTCCAGTTAATTGCATCTGCTCACATAGGAATCTGAACCAATAAAGAAGGGAGTATTGGTATGCATTAGACTCGACTACAATTAAGCGACAATTATTTTCAATAGCAAGTTGCAAAGATTTCCTAATAGTATCCCCGGGAGATAATCTATCATCTATTAGGGTTTCAAGAACTGGATAACCATTATGCACTTCAAAGTATCCAATTGATACTGCATCTGAATTCGATTTATCATTTGAGGGATCAATTACAATAAAATTACCAGCTGGAATATCTCCTAGCTGACGAGGAAGTTCAGGTAATTTGGATAAATCTATTAAGTTATTTGAAGCTGCGTTCTCATCATTAAGAACTTCAGCGTAGAAAATTTCTGGGTGACCTGATTCTAAATCATTTTCAAATTCTCTCATGAGCTGGTTTAATGGTTGTAAATCTTCCCATAAAGATTCAGGTCCATTTGGACCAGTAATAATTCCGCCTGCAATAAATTTAATCCAATTAGGATTAGATTTAAGCTTGCGGAGAATTGAGTGCTTAGTAGGATACATATTAGCAATAAATAAATATAAGCACCCTTCCGGAGACTTGGCTTTCATTGCAGTGCCATACATCTCTCGCTCTAATGTATCAGACTGTGTCTGGGATTCTGCACAAGCGCGAGATTGAATGTCATCAAATATCATTACATCAGGACGAGCATTTTTAATTGTAATTCCTCGGATGCCAGATTCTACACCTGCTCCCATTAAAATTATATTGCGGCCTCTAAATCCAAATTTTTTAAGCTCTTGAGTATCAGTTTCTATTCCGATACGCCAATCACCAAAAGCTCTTTTAATATTAGATTCATCTAACATATCTGCTACATCAGCTATAATATTTTTAGCCTTAGCTGTAGTTTCACAGAGAACTAGAATAAACTTTTTCTGTGTAAATAATATACAATAGAGAATAAATAGCTTCACTACCATAGTCTTACCAAAGCCTCGTGGAAGGCCAAGCGCTAGTTGTGAAAAATCTCTTAATTTGTGTACATATTCAAGTAGCCATTTCCATACTGCAATAAATACAGGAGGAAAAAAGTATTTGAATATATTAGGTAATGCAATACCTGCAAGGAAATCTAGCGAATTTTTGCAAAGATTTGAAATTTGTGTAGAGTCAAATGCTGCCTGAACTGTAGGTTCAACACTTTCTTTTTCATTCTTATTCTCATGTTCTTCTGTGAATCCAAGTTTTTCCATAAGAGATTCAGAGCGTTCTCCACAATGCTTATTATTATTTATCATAAGATATTCTTCCAGATTGGATCTTTATTGAAGATACTTGAGAATCTAGAGACTGAGTAATTTCTGCCTGGAGTCTTTTCAATATAGACGCTGCAGCTGCTTTATTAGCAGCTACAAGTTGCCTAGTCTTTTCTTCTGCATAAGTAGAATCTACTAAAAAAATTCTAGGCTCAGAGGTTTTCAATAATTTTTTCAGGTAATTTTCCATTTTGGGCCTCTAAATCAGTTAATGAGTTAGATTGTAAATTTTTAGAACTTTTAGCCATATCTAATAGTGAACCAGGTTGAATAGTTTCAAGAGATTGATTTCCAGCTATAGTTACTTGATTGTTTATATTTACTCTAAATTTTTCAATAAGTGCGCTAGGAACATTAAGCTGAATAATTTGATTCTGATTGGTGATATGTTCTGGTGCAGAAGCTCCTCGCCTTTTTGCGGAATTAATTACTTGTATAGCTTTAAGTATTTCCATCGGACGGTGCATCAATGGCAGACAATCACCAAGTTTCTCAATAAGAGTATCTTCTAACCCATCATATTTAGTATCTCTTTCAGTATGTTTGCGAAGATTAGAAAATCGCAATTCTGCAACCTTGGCTGCAAATGCCTCTTCACTTAATAACTGAGAAATTCTAGAAATGTCTACTCCTAATGCCGCAGCTACTTGTGTAGCTATTACCCCCATACCAAGTAATTCTAGCGCGCGAGATCTTGTTAGATCTGAAATATTTGCGACTTGTTCGGCATATACACTCATAGCTATTATTTCTTTCTTCCACAGCGGATATGTAAAGTATGTAAGTATTATATTGGAGAAGGTTTCTAAAGCAGCCCAGGGTTCAGATTTTGCATTATTACTATTCTAATGAGGTTGTCATATAATTAAATATATCTTGTATTATAAAGTGAAATCTAATAGTGTGGAACTGTTTTGAAAAATTTTAGTAAAATTTAAGAACCGCTTTAGGATAGCTCGCACATATATATGTAAAAAAGGTTCCTACCCCCACCTAAAAATTAAGACTGAGAAGGCCTATAAGTGCTTGCATCTTTTTC